TTTGCCCCAAGATGACCACAGCTAAAGACTTAACAGATCAACTGATCAACCGTGCTAAAAATCTACAAGAGTTTATTGTAGAAAGAGATTTTGATTGTATTCCGGCAGGCGTAGTTAAATTTAACATCCAACACACAGTTGGACATCCAGCTAGAATTTTTGTGCCTGCTCTCACACAAACTGAAGCAGAAACTATGGTAGATGAATGGTTCGAGGAAGAAGTATGAATTTTTTTAAACGAATGATTGTTAAATGGGTTCGTGAAGATTGGGAAAACGCAAGGCAAGATCAACCTGAAGATTGCTACCCTAGCCCTAAGATGAGCCGTGGCAACTCTATCAGCACTATCGGCGGTCGTACTTCTATCGATAGCGAACCTATACTTCAATTTAAAGTATACAGTGCAGTGGGTGGAAAGATTGTGGAGTTTAGTCGTTACGATCGTAAAAGTGATAGACACGATCATCAAGTTTACATTATTGGCAAAGATGACGACTTTGGCGAAAAGATTGCCAAAATTTCAACATTAGAGGTTTTGCGATGAACGCACAATTACCAGCAGAAGGTATTTTAAAACACAACGATTGGGGAGACTCAAAAGTTTATCGTGTTACCTGCGAATGTGGAAGCAGTGAATGTGATCATAACGTGTGGGTAGAAGCAGACGGCACCGGCGTTGAAGTAACTATCTATACTACAGTCAGAACTAATTTTTGGACTCAAACACGTTGGTATCATATTTGGACTTTGCTTACCAAAGGTTACATTGATACACAATCAACTATTTGTTTGAAACGACAAGGTGCGCTTAACTATGCAGAAACTTTAAAAAGTGCAATAGATGATGTTGAAGCTTTTCGTAAAGATAGACAAGGCAAGGAAGAACGTGCTACAATAACAAAAATAGCAAATGAACAGGATTGCGTATGAGTAAGATCAAGATAGCAGAATTATTTTATAGTATACAAGGCGAAGGACGTTACATGGGTGTACCGTCTATTTTCTTACGTACATTTGGATGTAACTTTAAGTGTGCTGGGTTTGGTATGCCGCGTGGTGAAATGAGCCACGAAGCAACAGACATTGCGGCCACACATACAATGATTACGCCGTTTGCAAAGTATGAAGACTTGCCATTAGTTAGTACAGGCTGTGACAGCTATGCCAGTTGGCATCCAGACTTTAAAGATTTGTCGCCAATGCTGACAAGCGAAGCAATTGCAGATCGCATTTGTGAAATTCTTCCGCAGGATCACTGGAAGGATGAACACTTAGTTATCACAGGAGGCGAGCCCTTGCTAGGTTGGCAACGTGCTTATCCAGAGTTGTTGGATCATCCTAAAATGGCTGGCCTAAAAGAAATTACATTTGAAACAAACGGTACTCAAAAACTAACAGAAGAGTTTAAAGAATATCTAGTAAAATGGCAAATGCCTAATTTAGATTTTGCCAGAGAAGTTACATTTAGTGTAAGTGCTAAACTACCGTGTAGCGGTGAAAAGTGGGAAGAAGCTATTCTTCCAGAAGTAGTTTGTGAATACGAAGATTTTGGCACAGCGTATTTAAAATTTGTTGTTGCTACTGAACAAGACTTTGCAGATGCAGAATGTGCCATTGCCGCATATCGTAAAGCAGGATTTAAAGGACACGTTTATCTTATGCCAGTAGGCGGTGTAGAAAGTGTTTATGCATTAAACAATCGTGCAGTAGCTATTATGGCAATGAACGCAGGCTTACGTTATAGTGACCGCTTACAAGTGCCGTTATTTAAAAATGAGTGGGGAACTTAATGAAACATATCATTAGAAAGATGTTTGGTATTGATAAAATCCTTGCAGAAAAAGAACAAGCTCAATTAGAAACAACCAAAGCCAAAGCAGAAGAAGCACAAGCTAAATCAACTCCAAAAGAACGTGCAACTGCCAAAGGTGAACCTTGGGTTGCTGTGTTAGATACTAAAGTGAACAAAGACAACATTCGACACGGTTTCTTTGAGCTTGACTGGAATAACGAATTTGTTGTACAATTAAAGCAAGCCGGTTACGGCTTTGACGGAGACCCAGACGAAGAGATTGTGGATCGGTGGTTTAGAGACTTAGCAAGAAACATGCTAACTGACGAAGGACTTGACCCAACTCGTAGTGCTGGTTTTGTTAATGTAAACAAGTTAGGAAACGGCAAAGCCGAAATTGAATGACACATATTATAGTTGATACTGCTAACACATTTTTTCGTGCTAGACACGTGGTGCAAGGTAGTGCTGATATTAAACTCGGCATGGCGTTTCACATTACCCTTAACAGTATTAAAAAAGCATGGCAAGATTTTGGTGGCACTCACGTAGTGTTCTGCCTCGAAGGTCGTTCGTGGCGTAAGGATTTTTACGAGCCTTATAAACGTAATCGACAACAAACTCGTGCGGCTATGACCCAAAAAGAACAAGATGAAGATAAATTGTTCTGGGAAGCATTTGATGAGTTCAAAACATTCATTACAGAAAAGACCAATGCTACTGTAATGCAACATCCTAATTTAGAAGCTGACGATTTGATTGCAGGTTGGATACAGAGTCATCCAGATGCAAAGCACGTTATCATTAGCACAGACGGTGACTTTGCACAATTAGTAAGTCCCACTGTTAGTCAATATAACGGTGTAGGTGATTTACATATCACACACGAAGGCATCTTTGATGCCAAAGGCAAACCCGTTAAAGACAAAAAGACAGGCGAAGCAAAGCCAGCACAAGATCCAGAATGGATGCTGTTCGAAAAATGTATGCGTGGCGACACTAGCGACAATGTCTTTTCGGCATATCCAGGTGTGCGTACTAAAGGTTCTAAAAACAAAGTTGGTCTTACTGAAGCGTTTGAAGACCGTAAATCCAAAGGGTTCTCTTGGAACAATCTCATGCTTCAGCGTTGGGTAGACCATAATGGAGTCGAACATCGTGTGCTAGAAGACTATCAGCGTAATGTGCAGTTGTGCGACTTGACTGCACAACCTGAAGAAGTTAAAGTTAAAATTAAACAAACAATACAAGCCAATGCAGTGCCTAAGACAGTAGATCAAGTGGGTATTCGTATGCTTAAATTCTGTAACGCATGGGATATGAAAAAGATTGCAGATAACATACAAACGTATGCAGAACCGTTTCAAGCCAAATATAAGGAGATTTAATATGATACAAGCAGTACCTAATGTAACATTCGCATTTCGCGAAGGAGATGAAACACCAGAGAGTGGTGGTTGCCCAATTGGTGGCGAATTTGTTTTTAAAACAGCTGACGACCTATTTGCCAACAAACGAGTAGTAGTGTTTAGCTTGCCAGGTGCGTTCACACCAACGTGCTCAACATATCAATTACCCGGCTTTGAAGAACAGTTTGCTGACTTTCAAGCAAAGGGCATTGACGCAATCTATTGCGTCTCAGTTAATGACGGTTTTGTTATGAATGAATGGGCTCGTGCATTGAATATTAAAAACGTCAAAGTTATTCCAGACGGTGCAGGGTCTTTTACAGAAGGCATGGGCATGACTGTTGACATGAGTGCGATTGGCTTCGGCAAACGCAGTCGTCGCTATGCCGCAGTTATCAATAACGGCACAGTAGAACATATGTTTGTTGAACCAGATTCGAGTGAGTCTGATCCCGATCCATACAGTGTTTCAAGTCCTGCAAACGTAATGAAACATTTGTAAAGAGAACAAGATGACAGAAATATATGCAAAACCAATTGTAGATGGAAAATTTTGGATTGTTGAACAAGACGGAACTAAAATTGCCACACTGCATAAAAAAGAAAACAATAAATTTGTTTTAAGTAGCACAGCCGGCGAAGTAATGTTCAATAAAAAAGACGAACTTACTAAGCAGTTTGGTAAAGATTTTTTCTTAACAAGTAAAAAAATTAAAGTTACTGGATTAGACGAAAACGAATGTCATGGATTTAGTACCAGTGTTAAGCCATACAATGCCATGTATGATGTACGACGTAAATTGCCATTGTTTACCAAAAGCAATGCTAGTAAAAGTTTATATTGTGCAGGGTATTACGTGATTAAATTTAACAAAGGATGGGTTAAAAGTTTCTGTCCAAAAGTAATAACATTAGAACGAAACCCTTACAAAGGTCCTTTTAAAACCGACTATGAAATGAAACAGGTGCTTGCCAATTCAAAATCCGATTAATCTAACTCAAGTTACACAGTTTGTTCAATTGG